TAAACTTATAGTAATTTTGTAACAAGTTATGGATGGAGCTCTTTTCAATTAGAATACAGCGCACTTTTCAATTAGTATCTACATTTATGACATCGTTGAATCTGCCTTTTCTTTCTTTGTTCATTGATTATATTCGTTTATATACATTATTATGAAATAACTACCTTTCTCATTGGTTCAATATTTTAATAGCTTGCTCAACATCATCTTCCGACAAACCCAATAGGGTATCAGTCTTTACAAGGTGTTCAGCTTGTTCAAGAAGCATATCGCTATCATCATCCAGTATCACGTAATTAAAATCAACCCCAATCTCTTTATAGTTCCAATTTTTTCCATTTTCAGAGTGGATATGGGTGTCGATCCATTGTTTTATCTCAACTCCACGAGGAATGCTAAGATGAATACCTTGCATAATGTAGGCATACGCTCTTATAGTTACTCCTACAATTCTATCAGCGTATGGAAATGGAAACGGGACTGAATGTCTTATGGTTGTTAATTCCCTTTTTGTATCTTCTACCGTGTTTCTTCTCCAAGACGAAGAAATGACAATATTGGCATCTGTAGCATCTATAATCTTACCAAGTAAATCACACGCATCCTTATCAAGTGTATAATGCGACTTTTCCGTGGAAATTACTCCGTCTATATCAAGAAATATGATTTTCATGTTCAATATATTATACTAAAATTATTATTAAATTTGCATCCAACTGTAATAATAAATACCATATTTACTGCTATTATTTGTTATATATATTTCTAAGCATGTACAAAATACCTACGAAATATTATGAAGATATTCATAATGAAATCAGCAATTTATCTATCCAATCCTTTCAGAAACGATCTGAATTCTGGCGTGACATAACCATTGTGTCTTCAAGCCTATGCGGGATATTAGTTTCCCTCCATGATAACGTTCAAGAACCGCTATGTATCCGCGTGGTATTTCTTTGTCTGATAGTCGTGTTGACCATTGGTGTGAGTACATCTGGTATAACTTTATACAACTACTCAATTCTTCTTGAACGTCACAGGCAAGAGGTTGAGAGGGAATTATTATCTGCATTGAATACAGATCGTCTGGTGTCGGAGGTACATACCGGCTTGTCAAGGAAGAAGGAGTTTGTAGAATGGTTGGCTCTGTTTGCATTGCTAAGTACACCTTTTCTATTACTCGCATACACCATCCTAAGAATGTGCGTGATTTAACTTTGTCTCTATCTTTCCATAAAGACATCTTCCAGTAATATTTTTCAGGAAACTTACAGAACGGGTAGTAATGCGGGTCATCCATAAGAGTAAAGGGCGCCCGTTTAATACTTTTTTCCATGTTTGTTTTCTCTCAATTCATTGTATCTCATCTTCTGATTGATATGCCATATAAGGTCTATGTCCAAATGTTTAGCAAGCCCGAAAATAGCCAATAGCATGCTGTTTAATTGCCCTCCTAATGGATAGTCGTATTCATACTCATATCTGATGGGAATTGTGGATATAGCGTATACACTTTCTGTAAAGGTCTCATCATTGCAACTTTCCTCTGCCTCGTACAGCATTTCTTCCGTAAAGTCCTCAATGTCTATCTTACGCAATCCGCACAAATCAAGCAGGCGTATAGCTGCATCGGCAAGTTCATCGGGAAGTGAATCTTTTACGTTCTTTTCAAAAGAACTCTTAAATCGCTTTTCTTCTTCCACTAATGCAGGATAGCGATTATAGTCCATTTCAAAACGTGATTTACATTTCTTTCCTAATCTTCCCTTTCTATCCGCTTCCACGGCTTCCATAAGCTCGGATATTACAAGGCAAAGACAATGTTCATTACTCAATTCTTCATCGTGGAAACCGTGGTCGCAAGCGGTTTTATAGGCGCGGTCGCGCAGTTCATTTAGATTCATCTGTTCTTTCTTTATCAGTTAATATTCCGTTTCTCTTGTCGTAATTACTCATACGGGGGCATTTCCCGTCACACCGCATGTTCACATGCGCATTACTTACCATACTCGATATGAATGACTTTTTGTAGCATTGCCCACTGTAGGGGCTGTAATGCTTGCAGTGTTCCTGGTATTCTTTTCTATCCATGGTTGTATCTTTCTTTTAACTCTTTCAAAACAATCTCCATACCTTCATCCAGTCCTTTCTTGTAGCCTGATATATGCTCACCTATGTTGTAAACCAAGCATCCTGCAACGATAAGAATAACTCCTACAGTCCTATGCCAATAGAGAAAGGATACACTGAACGGTGAGAATGTCAACCGGAAATGCCCGATGAATAATGCTGATATAATGAATATTGTAAGAAAAAATATTAGGTGTGCTTTCATAATTATATACTCTTATTCGTTAATCATTAAACAAATCAATAGCTTTCGCAACCCAATACCATATCACGAAATAAAAAGCGTATTTGGCTAATCTTTCGCAAGCTGGTGAAGGTTCTAACCCGACAATGAAATTCCACGTATTATATTCATGTACACAAATTAGATATGATATAATGATAGAAACCAGTATATATATAAATCTTCTCATAATCATATAAGTTTTAATGCTTTCTGTAATCCGGCTTCAAGTGCTTCCTCGTAGGTGACATATACTTTATAGCCATTCCCTTTATTTATTTCGTTCTCCATCCAGTCGCTTTCTTCTGCTGGAACATTGAAATCACAAAAAGAAAGCTTCCATCTTTTTCCAATAACAGGTTCTACATATACATACACACCTCTTATTTCACGCAGCCACTTTTGGGCGATATACAATGTTGGACACAAAAATTCAACTGATTCGTTATCTATTTCCGTACAACACGACATACTTTGCGGAAGGTCATATTTTGTAATAACCTTATTACGGTCTATTAGGTGTTCACACTTCCAATTGAAACCTTTCTCTTTCAGCAGCTTCGCTGTTTCTAACGTTACAAGTTCTTCGGTCATAACTATATAAATAATGCAGTTGTTGAAACAATAGTCATAATGAAAAAGATTAATGCAATACATTTCCATATTTTTGCAGTAGCCTCCAAACCGTATTTCCGCTTGTCAAACTCGCTTATTGCGTAATTCAAAGCCTCGTCTTTCAGTCCTTTAAACTTGTCGTTCAAAGCCTCTGTTATATCGTCTGCAATAACATGCTTCACCTTTTCTAACACAGATTCGGGATAACCTCTCTCATCATAATTTATTTCATACAACAAGTCGTGGTGAAAAAGATAAGGTATATCGTTTACTTTATAGGAAAGTTTGATGCCGCTTTCTTTGACATATTTCAAAAACTTTTCCTCGGCAATCTCATTTATCCTTTCCTGGTTAAATTCTGACTCCTTCTTTATCTCATTAAAATATTCCTCGTCAACAATCACACAATTGTTTTCAAGTTTCATTACATGTGCTTTCATTCTTTTTCTTTAAAGTGTTCAATCAGTTCGTTTACGGTAGCCTTGTGAATGGTATCCGTGTTAATGTCAACATCATTGTAAGCCCAATAGGTAGAGAACTTGATTTCAGGACACAGAATCCATTTATCTCCATCCGTAAACCATTGGTACTTGTCTGTATCATCCCTCAATGCAGCGATAGCAAGGAAAAGTTCCTCATTCATTCCACAATCAATAAGACCATCTATTTTTTCAAGATCATCTGTATCATCATCGTCCAATGAATAAACCATATTAGCTCCAAATATACAAGTGCATAAATTGTAGTATAAATTACGCCAACCTACATATGGATTACAATAGTAACCAAATTCTTCTAATCTATTTCTAATATTAGCAGTATTTTTACGTATGAAACACGGTGTTGTAAATCCCATAGTTATTCCTCCTTATCTATCTTAATATCTGTTACTTTGCCACAATTGATAAAATAATCATCATGACCCGCGCCAAACATATCACAAATAAGATAATCGCTATTATCGCATTTATTCCGTAACGAACATTTTAAACAATAATCATGTTTCGCTTCCTTCAATACATGCAGCACTCCGTCTATTATTATTCCGTTCTTTATTTCCATGATTATTTTCTCCTATGCGTTTTACGGTTTTTATTCTTCTTCCTGCGTTTCGCAATCTGCTTGTTTGTACACCTATCATCTTTTGGGCGATATTTTTTCATTTTGGGTGCATCACACGGTTCTAAAGGAGAAATATCACTATATGGATTGTAAATCTTATAATAAGTATTTTCGTTCCACGAAATTTCATTCTGCATATTTACCCCTCCTTCTTTTTAAGGCTTATATCAACTGATAACCTATCGGAAATTTCCATGATTACAACGTTAAGATTATATTGGTTTTTATATGCTCTATGGGGGAAACAGCTAACGCAGATTTATCCTTTTCTCTGCATATATAAAACATGTTGCTGACTTTTAAACCCGTTTCGGCTTCAAGTTTTTCCAGAATATGAGCTATCTCCATTTCGGCTTTCGCTTTCTTGTTTTTTACTTCTTCTATATCCATGGTTATTTCCCTTTCAATTTATTTATTAGTGCATCAGCCACCCTCAAAGAGCCTATTGCAATATCATCATAAGTTTCACTGTCATCGTTTATTCCTAAAGCAATACAATACCCTTGCATAGCAGATTTTGCCAATTCATAACGCCTTTGCTCCCAATCAATAGTTTCAAAATTATCAAAGAAGTCGAGTTCTGACACTTTGAAATACCTACCATTCACTAAGGCAGTCCCATCATCATATAAGTCTTCAACCTCTACAATCTCTCCGGTTGATTTTATTCTTGCTTTCATAACTGATTAGTTTTAATATACCCATTTTCAATACACCAGCACAGCATCTCGTAGGCTGCATCCAATAGATTTCCGGAAACTTTAACGATGAATGGTTCAGACATGCTTTTTTGATAACTTATAGCCCAAGGACCAGCAAAAAGAGGCTCAACGCACAGCTTATACGTTATACAGAAGACATTTATGTATCGCGGCAGCTTATCAAAAATGTCCTGCAAGGTGTAAGTGGGAATTATTTCCCAAAATGCACTATCTCGTTTTTGATCAATTACATCTTCATATATTTCAAGTTCCCATTTTGCATTTTTACCAAAAAGAGCGTAGCACCAACACATGCTTCCATCGCTTGTGTCCAGCCCAAGCTCCTTCAAATGCTTCATCTGTTCGACTGATAATACTTGTTTTGTTTTCATTTCTCACTCCTTTTTAAACACTCTTGCATAAAGCTTTAAATTTGAATTTATCACAGTTTATAGTATCTTTGTTAAATCTGTCAGTACATTTATAATAATGCTTACAGTTGTAACAAACCCTTTCAAATTTTTGCTTTTTCTTTACTTTATGATATTTCATTTTTCACTCCTTTCTCCTTAATCCGTTCCAGTACATCCTTGTTGGCTTCGAGTATATCATCGAAAGAGGGGGTGGGAAACCATGCAACAACATCATCTATCACTTCATCATAATAGCCGCCATCACTTTTCATCCATTTGTTTTCAGATGAAAAATACGCTTTGAATATATCACCATTCATAACCATTACAATACAGTCGCCAGATGTGTCACAACCAGCCTTGTCCTCAACGCTTATCCACGGAGATTGCTTTGCCTGCCAGTCTGCACCTTTTATAAATGCAGCTTCTGCAATTTCATCATGGGATAAATATGTAAAATCATCAAGTGACGTATGTGTACCATAGGTGGTCAATGTTTCGGCACTTGCCATTCTTGCTTCCTTTGCAGCTTCTTCTACTGTCTGTTTCATAATCAATATGTTAATATTAAATTTCCACTTTTGTGTAATTACTAAAATCACAATACAAGTATTGACACCAACTACCAAAGCGATACTTGTCATTTAAATATCTACAACAAGAAGTCCATTTATCCTTTGCAATAATTTCGTATACTGCTCCTTTATGGATGAAAAGGTCGCCGACTTTTAAATTGGAAAGTTTAACTGTTTTCATTTCTTCCTTTCATTCCGTTCCCGATTGTCTTCCGAAACACACATCTTGCACCATGATTCTTTAATGTGATACACTTTTTAGATCTTCGTTTGTAGCAATTCCTTTTAAGACAGTTCCTCCTACTTCAACACGATAAAAGTAAGAAGGGTGAATATTGTTATCTGAATCTTCAGAAAATGACGGGTACACTTTCTTTATTCGACCAATTTTTCCAACCATTTCTGGTTGCAGATCATTGGATACAATTTTCACATTATCTCCAACACTAAATTTTAAATTTTCCATACTTGTTATTAGCAATATTGATTTTAGAACCACACTAATAATCTTGGAGTCTTCCAATAAAAATTGAATACTGGGAATATCTCTTTAAGTGTAGTGGTTATTTTTCCTGTAATATTTTTCACATGTCTAATTCGCAAATGATTAGCTGTTACTGCATAGTCTATTCCTTGTTGTAGCCCTATTTGCGAAAGAAGCGATTTCAAGAATACTTTTATATGTTGCTTTGCGCCAGTAATTGAACGATAGCCAAAATCAATGTTAGCTACACGCTTGATACGCTTGCGTCTCATTTATTTTTCAGCTTGTTATTAAACTTGATCTTTCCATTTTTATATAAATCAATTTTCTTTTTACGATATTTTCGTTTTAACTCAGTCCAATATTCAGTTGGATATTGTTTGTAAGTCTTGCGTGTAGGGGGAGATAGTATAGATTGTATAAGCCGTTTGCTTACATTAAACATTGCGGCCAACTTTCTTTGACTATATCCTTCACGGGCCAAAATCTGAATGGCCTGGCGTTGTTCTGGGGACAACTTAGCACGGCCATCAAACCTGGTTCCTGCCAATTTTATGTCTTCTATTTTTAACGGCATTTTATCGCAGCTTTAATTTGAATAGATTTTGTTTACTTGTATGGTGTGAATAGTTGTCCACTTTAACTGTATATTAACATAAAGGTTGTTCCTGTTTTATACAAGAACAACCTTTCTTCATGGTCGGTTATATCGTAATCCATCTGTATGGACAAACCATTTTTTTAAACTTCCATCAGGCTTTAGTACCTTTTCTATATCAATTGTTAACCAATGGATAGCTCCCTCTCCAGATTTAATTTCAAAATAGGTGGGATGTCTCCAATAATCAATCGTCTTTTTATGTCCCATATTAATCATCGTTTATTGCTACAGATTTTACTTTGTCTGTAACAGGCATGTATTCTATAAGATATGCAAGATGTCCGGTGGCAATATACTCCAGCTCGATATGTTGCTTGTTGCCCCATTCTTTATCGTAAGCCAACAAGTTGATATGTCCATTATTCAGCCGTGCTTCATAAACCACAACGTCCATGGGGCCTTCATCCGTATTGACCATGATTGTAGGCGGTTCGTATAATAATTCCTCATTGTTATCGTCGTCAACCCAAACAAATTTGCCACCATGAGCTTGCAATGCTAATACCAGTTCTTCCGCTTCCATTTTTCTAATTTTGTCACACATGGCACTAAAATCAGAATGCTTAATATATTCCATTATAATTCAATGTTTTATGACCTACAAACACAAATATATTCTCCAGCTATCTTATAACTTTTGTATTCACCATCCCAATGATTTAAAACAGAGCACCAGCCGTCTATGGAAATTATAGAATCCAACCAGTCTTCCAAAGAATCTATTGTATTTTGGGCCGCAACCGCCTCACGCCAAAAATATTCATACTCATCATTATTATGTACTATGTCACTGGCTAATTGTTCTAACTCTTCTTCTGTACCTATATAATATTCCGTCCCATTTGCTTGATATAAGCAGTCGCCATTCGATTGAAATGTATCATCTAAATCACCAAATGTCAATTGCAAATGAATCCCAAGAGCTACAAACCGTTTAGCTTCCTCTTCATCACAATCACGCATTTCCATAACTTTTTCAACAATATCTTTTGTAGCTTCAAAATTACCACTCATGTCAAAATCGCCTGGAACAGCGAAGCTTTGAGACAAATCTTCTTCTTCTTTTTGTAATACTTCGCACAAATCATCTATTCTTTTGCATATATCTTCTGGAATGGGCAAGTAAAGCCAATCAGTTCCATATTTGTAACCTTTGTCGATATACAGCCCTCTGATCGCCAGAAAAATGTATTTTACATACAAGTCATTGGCATCATGTCTGATTCGTTTTGGGTTAAGCCCAAGAATATATTCGATAGGATTACCATCTGCATATCTTGAAATCACTCCTCTCAATGTAGGCATGTGTTCGAGTTGTACTTGATAAAACTTACACATGATATTGAATGATGTGGCATCAAACTGTTTACGGAAATTTTCATCGTATCCGGAAAACAGTTTGATGAATCCATCAAAATCTTTTTTATATTGTTCTCCATGAAGATATTTCTCTTGTGCTCTGGTCCCACTTGCTATACTGGCACAATGGTATTTATTCCAAAAATCAAGCAAGTCTTTTTGTCCAGGTGTTCTTGGTGTTATCCTGCCATAACATTGACCGTAGCTACCGCAACCTTCAGCACGCACTGATACTTCAAAGTGTTCTACAAACTCTTCAAGAGTGTCAATGTTTCGTTTTGTACAAGGGTCTACCTCACGGACTTCAAATGTAATACCCCAACGGTTCATGTCGTTGTCACGAATTGTGACTGAACGAGTATATATCTTATTTTTCATGATTGTTACCGATTTAATTCTTTGATTATTTGCTCAATAAATATCCGAGACACTGGAATTTTCTTTGAATGCATCACGTCGAAACTTTTCTTACGGTATTCAAAAACAACCGGCTGATTCTTTGGTGTGCCTCCCAATTTTGCAACCAATGAGCAAACCCACTCTTTTGCCGGCTTAGGTCTTAAAAACTTCAAAATGATACTGATGGATTTCTCCCAGTCGTAAAACCCAGGATCCCAGGGATTCTCGACCATATCTGAAAAACAAATCACAAAACAATGCTTACTAATTCGCTGCATAGGTTTATTTTGAGCAACCTTTAACATTGCGGAAGAAATCGCATCAATCAATATTTTCTCCAGCTTATTTTTCTCTTGTTCGAGATTAAACAACTCTTGCTCTATTTGTTTTATAGATTTATCCATGATTGTTGCTATTTGAAGGATACATTAAATCATCGTGCAGGTTATTGGGACACCGTTCATCGAACCAATGCCAGACATCTAACTTTGATGTTCCGGCTAAGAAGTTAAGAAAGTCCTTTTCAATCTCGTCATCATTGTTGACCGGAATATCCCCAAACATTTCCCATAATTCTGAAAGAGTGCTTAATTCTACATGCTCTTCACAAATATTACACCAGCAATCTTCTTCCTCAACTGAATCATTATATCTGATTTCATCTGTGTTTGGATTTACCCATGCTCTTTCTTCAACATTATTACTTCCACATTTTGGGCAATACAATGTGTCTAATGACTTTTTCTTTTCTGCCCCCTTCTTCTTGAAGGATATATCAAATTGTCGGAGATTTGAAAGTTCAGTAAGAACCATTTCTGTTACAAAAGCCTTCATTTTATATATTTGTTCATCAGAAGATGTGCTCCATATATTAGCCGCAGCTTGTACTGCATTTTGCATGGAAAAACAAATTTGAGTCCAGTCATCGTACTCTTTTTTATCTTCAAGGATTTCATGGATTAGTTTTTTGGCTTTCTCAATGTACTCTTGATGGAATGATTTTGATGTTTTCATATAATAACTTCACAATTAATTTACTTTATTATATCATTCTATTTCAGCAGCATTTGTTTCACGGTACAGCATATATTATTCCCATACGTAATTATTAAAACGATGCGCACTTCGCTTCTCTCACGGCTTTTAGTACGGTAATAACACTACCTTTGATGCGGCTGGAATAAATTGTTATTTCATTTCCACTGCCTCTCCATTCACTAAAGAATAGAAAGTATTCTCTTTGATTGACTTACCATCCACTTTGAATGCTTTGACTGAGATGATAGGATAAGTGTTCCCGTCCCATTCTCCACGTTCAGTAAGCACAATCCAGCATCCTAATGCTCCCCTTGCCTTGCAATCCTTTCCAGCAGCAAGGGCTATGCTTTCTTTGCCGGTAGCTGATGCAGCGCCACAGTTGCCAGTAGCTGATGCAGCGCCTTGGTTGCCGGTAGCTGATGCAGCGCCTTGGTTGCCGGTAGCTGATGCAGCGCCTTGGTTGC